TTTCTTCGCTGGTATCCACACCAAGTGCGTGTAGCCATGTTTCGTCTAGAGCATTTTCTGTATCAATCAAGATAACATAAATGCCCTGTGCTTGTGCGTTGCGAACCAAATTGCCCGAGCAGATAAAACTTTTACCTGCACCACTTTCGCCAGCAAACACAGTGACCTTGCCCAAAGGAATACCTTTGTTAAAATCACCGCTGATCAAATAGTTAAGCGTGTAGTTGCCTGTACTGACCCAATCTGTAGGGTCGTTAAATCCCACACCAAGCCCATCAATACTTTTGGTCAAGGTTTTTCTAAATTTTGATAAATCAAAGGCTTTTGTAGCCATAAGTTGTTTCTCCTAAATAAGATAACCTGGGCGTACAACTAGGTTGCAGAGGCCCAAGCCGTGTTTTGCTTTATGCTTTTTGACGATTGCGAATCATTGCCAAGATATCTTGGGCACGACTGTCGCCGCCTTCAGTTGCTGTTGGAGCACTTGCTTTTGGTGCTGGTGCAGCTTTAGGAGTATCTTCCCAAGGTGCGTCATCACTCGAAGATGCTGCAGGAGCAGGAGTTGCTTTAGGAGCACTTGCTTTTTGTGGATCACCAGTGTTCTGACTCATACCGGCTGGCTTGAAGTATTGACCCCAACGTTCCATGTCATATGGCTCGCCATCAACACTTGTTTCAAACATTTCTTTCATGACTTTCAACTCAACTTCGCCTGGCTTCTTGGGCAAGAAGTCACTCAAGTTGTACAAGCCATGTTGTTTGATTGCAGCCTGTTCACTATCGCTTAGTGGGCGCTCACGACGTGCCCAACTGGATGTTGAGTAGTCAGCATAGCCGCCTTTTGAACCTTTCTTCATGCGATAGTCTAGGCCATGTACAAAGTCAGTTGGCAAATCTTCCAACTCTGGATCAACCAATGCCGCACGAATGCTTGTGAAAATCTGTGGGCCGATGATAAATCTACGGATTGGATTTTCTGGTTGCTCTTCACTTTTTTCGCCAAGTCCGTCTTCAACAACGAAACCTTGGAAAATGTAACTACGCTTTTTCCAATACTTACGACCCATGTCTTCCAATGCTGGGTCTTTGAACCATCCACGTACTTCTGCCAAAATTGGACATGTATCGCCATACATTTCCACGCATGGTACCTGTACTGTGATTGGTTTGCTTTCTGATTCGCCTTTGATGCCTGCAAAGGGAAGTTTGATCATTGCACGTTCAACCCAGAAAAAAGTATTATCTGTGTTGCCGTCTGGTAGGAATCGCATTGTGGATTCGCCACCTTCTTTTAAGTTCCAGAAGGGATAAATTGACTTATCACCACCTGTACGTTCTCCTGAACCTTTTGATTCAGATGCCTTTAGTTTTGCACGAATTTCTGCCAAAGTTGCCATAGTTGTTCTCCTGTATTAGCCTTTGTGTTTGCATTTCTGCTGTTTTTGCCTATATGTTTTATACATCATGTATAAAACAAAAAGTGCATATAAGTTATTATACGCACTTTTATTTAGTAAAGCAAGAGAAATCTTGCCCTAAATGTGGTTACTTTGTTCGATTAGCGATACTGTACCAAACTGACCAAACGCTGAATTTCGTCAAACCCAACTGATTCAGCCGCCATTTGTCCCTGGACTGCCGCTCCTGCTGGTGCCGCAGGAGCAACAGGTATAAACTTGTTTGGTGCTCTCGCCGCAATGTATTTGTCTGTCAAATCTGGTTTGCCACCGCCTTTGGTAGCCCAGGCTTGATCTGCTGGACTCAATTTTGCATATATAGCCGCTTGAGCCGGATCGTTAGCATACGGATTTGCTGGTGCCGCAGGTGCTGGTGCCGGTGCTGGTGCCGGTGCTGCCGCAGGTGCTGCCGCAGGTGCCGCCGCGGATGCTTGATCTGCTGGAGTTGCAACCATTCCACCGCCTGCCCCGCTTGCCGCGGCTTTCTCGGCATCGGTTTGCGTTGTAATTTCTGGATGACGTGCCATAGCCGCACGGGTTGCTGGCCCCATCTTTCCATCAGCGGTGATCTTTTCGCCAGCTGCAATAAGTTTCTTTTGTATTTCCATGGCGGTGGCCGCTGGAAAATTTGTGTCATATCCTGCACCTGCTTGCTTAGGTTTCATTGCTTGACCAGGCGTTGCCACTGCTGTTGGTGCAGGCGCTGCCACTGCTGTTGGACTAGCACTTGGCATGGAATTATTCACATTGCCTAATTCGTCATATCCGCCGTCTTCGGCCATAACGATGTATTCTCTCAGGCGATTTACGCGAGCTTTTAGTTCTGATTCTGTAATTTTTTTCATAATTATTTCCTTAATCCTGCAATTTTTAACCAAGATGCTAGTTCTGAAGATTCTTGCATACTGGGCTGTTGTTCCATGGCACCCAAATGGTGCAACTTATTTTGCATATCATTCACTTCTGAATGACCATGATGGTCATGTTCCACATGTCCACTTGGATCCATTTTGTCAATCAATGCAATAACTTTGTGTAGGTCTCGATCTGAAGCACCTTCATATGCTCCATCTTTAAATCCTTTGACGACTTTGGTCTTGGCACGTGTGCCGCCGATGGTAAAGTTTTTAGCTTCATGATTCCAAAAACCAGCAATGTCTTTCAACATTTGCATTACACCACTTTCTTGTGAATCTTCATAGCCAAAGTCTTGTGGAGCCATGCCGCACTCACGCATACAATCATGCAAGGTCATTTCTTTGTGCCCAAAATCCAGTTTGGTGTCTAACTTGGCACCAGCTTGTTTGGCCTTGTGAATAGCTCTAATCATGCCAGCTTTTGCTAGGTGTTTGGCTTGACTATGTCCGGTATGTTTAGCGCCGCTTTTGTCGGTAACTGTGCCTTTAGTCTTGGTGTATGGGCCATCGAATGGAGGATCTTCATCACTGCTTTCTGCAACTGGCGCAGGAGCTGGCTCTAGTGGAAGGCCTTCGCCTGGTGCTGGTTGTGGAGGTGCGCTTGCTTCTGGTGCTGGTTGTGGAGGTGCGCTTGCTTCTGGTGCAGGAGCTGGCACAGCAGGTTCTGCATTTGCTCCACCAATCTCACCTTCTCCACCAAAATGCAACTGGCTTACAATCTCAGGTGCTTGTTTGGTTAGGAACTGCTGAATTAGTGGACGAGCATCTAGATCAGGATCGATGTCTTTCAAACTGTCTAAGAATTCTGGATCGTCAATTAATCCTTTTAAACTTTCAATAGCGTTGATACCTTCTGGGCCACCTTTGAGTTCTGTAGCAAGAATTTGATTTAGTTTATCAATGGCATCTGCTTGTGTTGCTTTGTTAGGACTAAACAATGTGTCTTCGCCGCCTTCCATGTCTTCGCCCATGATGCGGTTCATAGCTGATTCAAATGCATCTTCTGGATCTGGTACTGGGTATTGTTTGTACTTGCTCTTTGGGCCGTCTTCATTTGGTTTGCGTCCCTTTTCTCCGTTGCCATCTTCGTAATCGGTCTTTTCGTGTTTGATACCTTTATTGGTTTTGGTTACTTTGCCGCCACGGTGTGTGGTCCCGGTTTCTTTGTCGCCATCAAATACTTCATCCAGCATATCTTCAGGGCTTAGAGATTTGACTGGGATATTGCTTTCATCTACCAAACGGAAAATGTAAGGAAATGCTGTTTTTAATTCTTCGTTGAATGTGCGGATTGTCAAACGATCAATCCAGTCACTCATGATTTCTTCTGGAATCATTTTGTCTTCATGCGATGCAAATGATTCTGCAAATGCTTGGTAATAGCTTGGGCGTTGTAGGCCTTGCACTTCTTTTTTGATTTCTTCAATGCGTTCCATAACTTTTTCTGTTATGTCGCCCATGGCTTCTGCAAGGGTTGCGTTGCGGCCAACATAGCCTTTGAACTTGCGCAACTGTGTAAGTTCTTCGCTTAAACTGCAAATGTGTTGACCAATGCCGTCATACAAGTTACCGCCATGCTTTAAGTGTTCTGCTAGAGCGCGGGCACCATTGAGATGTTTGTATGGAAATTTGTAACGTTCGCCTTGTGAGTTTTCCACCCATATGCCTTCAATGTGCATGGTGCGGCCGGCAGCCAGATCCAAATTAATAGGTTGAGTATGTTTAACAATCAGTTTAGCATCTCCCAAATCTTGGTAGCTCATGCGAGAGGTACCGTACATTTTGTTTTCCATTATAGGGGCTTGTGGCATAGCAGGTAGTTCCTTGGGTTTCGACTGAAATTCGTAATCACGTTTATCTAATTCACTTTTACCAATGTTTTGTACATCAAAGTTCAATAGTCTATCTTTGGCAAATTGTCTAAAACTGCGAATGAATTTAAATGCACCTGAGTGTCCGCTGTCGCTTAACTCGCCGCTGATCTGTACCACAATACCGTCATCTTCATCCAACGTGATTGCTACAGTGCCTAAATCTTTACCATTTTCTTTGTATTGAAACTCAAAAAATCGTGCTTTAGGAATGTCAGTTTTCTTGCTTAAAACTGTGGCATTTTCGTCACCGATCTTGATGTCTGGAAAACGTGTTTCGATCTTTCCATACAGATCCAATGCAATTCTATCTAAATTTGTGTTCATAGTATATTTATCAGAAACCCGATGATATGAATATGGGCATGGGCGGCTCAAACGCTTCGTCCACGTCCCAGTTGCTTGGCACTTTGATGCGTTCAAACACCTGTGGATCCCACTCGCCCAGCACCACACTCATGCGCACAATCAATAGTAATGCAGCCACGAGGTCATCGTGTTGTCCTTCTTTGGCCGCAAAACTTGTGCCTTTGGCAATGTAAGTCTTCAGCTCGCTGATCATGGGTCTACTGTTCAGAGTCATCTTTTCTTCTTCCACAAAGAACTTGACCTTGGCACATGCTGATATTTTTGTACCAAATGTGGTGTTAAATCCTTTGCGGAACTTGCGAACGTTGCCCTTGCGACTAGGCTCACTCATAAACAATCCGGGAAATGTTTCCTCGCCTAGATTGTCAATAACTACTAGGGCACTTTCTCCCACTGTGTTGTTTTCCACACTGTAGTACAACTGATTATAGTTTTCTGCACCTATCTCATCTTGAATATACTTTAAAATATCTCTAAAGATTTTGACCTGTTGCTGTATGGGTGTTATGTTGTGTTGCCACTCCGCTACCTGTATCATGGCCGGCATTTCAAACACTTCAATGGCACCATAGTCACCGCCAGTGCCCAAACTGGGGTCAAGGGCCACTAGATATATGTTGCCCGCTGTGGGTTTTTTCCACCAGCGCACTTGGCCTGTCTTGAACGCGGGTTCTCTGCCCACCATATCCACCAATTTAAGACTGTTGATCAGTGTTTCGTCAAATACCAAGAACTCGCAACCATATTCTCGACGGAAACGTTCTTCACCAATACGACCCATTTCAACGTCTTTCCAAGCATCATCGCGGTCTGGGTGTTCAAACCATTCAGCACGGAATCCATGAAATCCGTTGCGGCCTTTGCCGTCTGTTCGTTCGTTGCCATGTGTGTCAAATTTGTCTTGACTTTCTTTCCAAATGATAGCAAATTCATCTTCGTCACTGTTAGGTGTTGAGGTAATAATTGCACGACCACCAGTTGCTAGTGTTGGCGATATAGATGTCCAAAACTCTGTAGCAAT